CTCATATCCCGACCGATAGTGAACTACTACAATAAGGAGGATCTATTCAACCTCATGAATGGTATGTGCTATCACACTGAGGACGAGTGCATAGCCGATTATGAGAGACAGTACAAGATCCTGAGTAAATACATCCAAAACTTCGAGGAATACATTGCATCATCCAAAGTGCCTGTAGTATAATATCCATAGGTAGTGTACCCCCTTACCTACCTATATCTGAGAGAGCTTGTCCCCCCATTCAACTCTCTCTTTTTTTATGCTACAATATGAGCAAAAGGAGGTATCTGATATGAGCCGTAAGTCATTCAAGGATGAGAACGAATTCATCCAAAGCATCAGAGACTACATTGACTATTGCAATGGGAAGTATCGATACCCGAACATCTCCGGATATTGTGCTTGGAAGGGAATTCACAGGGATACATTCTATGCTCAGAAAGAGGCTAACTCCGACGCCTATAAAAAGGTGCAAGATATACTCGAGGACGAGGCGATCAATAGTCCGAATGCCGATAAGACGATCAAGATCTTTTACCTCAAGAATAAGTATGACTATGCCGACAAGATCGACACTCTCGTGAGCAATGTGGCTGCCCCTAGCCATGATCTGAGCAAACTATCGAATGCCGAGCTTAAGGTATTCAAGAGACTGACTAAGAAGGTCGAGAAACAAGATGACATCAAAGATCCTGTACAGTGATGTGATGAGGGAGTTGTCGATCCGGGACTATGCCGAGTATGTGGAGTATGTCCACGAAGGCCGGTACACTCACGGACGATTCTCAAGACACCTCTGTATGAAGGTACAGGACTTCATAGAGACCGAAACCGGTCACGCTTATGACATCCTCCTACTCTCAGTCCCTCCTCAGCACAGTAAGTCTACAACGATCACAGAGACACTCCCATCATGGGTACTCGGCAAGTACAAGACTTGGCCGGTTATCGAAGTGTCCTATAACGATGACTTCGCGAAACAGTTTACCCGGAGGAACAACGAAAAGATCGCTATGTTCGGTAAGGATCTGTTCGGAATTCAGATCGCATCTCCTGATACATCGAATGAGTTCTCGATCAAGGGACTCAATAACAGACGACTACCGGGATCTTTCAAGTCAAGAGGGATCATGTCCGGTATCTCAGGGCTGCCGTGTAAGCTCCTTATCATCGATGACCCCATAAAGAATCGTCAGGACGCCGATTCTAAGACAATGAGGGATAATCTCTTTCAGGAGTGGATCAACTCGTACAAGGCCCGCCTAGCCCCCGGAGCGAAGGTCATCATCATTCAGACTCGATGGCACAAAGAGGATCTGTACGGTCAGGTCGTAGCCACTGAGTCGAATGTCACTGTCATCAACTACCCGGTAGAGTGTGAACTCGATCAGGATGATCTCGGAAGGGTCAAGGGAGATCCTTTATTCCCTGAGATGGGGAAGGATAAGAAGTGGCTCGATGACTTCAAGAAGTCCTATATGACTCAGAACGGATCTCGTGCTTGGAACTCTCTCTACAGAGGGCAGCCGACAGATGATGCCGGAGGGATATTCAAAAAGGAATGGTGGCAATATTACAAGGATCTACCTCAGATCGCTTACAAAGCCATCTCAGTCGATGCCAACTTCAAAGAGGGAGACAAGACAGACTTCGTTGCCATTCAGGTGTGGGGCAAGATAGGGACTAAGTTCTATCTGATCGAGAGGTACAAGGGACAGATCGGGTTTGTCGATACACTCCTCGTACTCAATAAGATCATCACTCGACACATGGACTACAAAGCGATCTACATCGAGGATAAAGCGAACGGATCCGCCATCATTGACACTCTCAAGAGGAAGTACACCGGCATCGTACCGATACAACCTGAGGGAGGCAAAGAGGCGAGGGCATACGCCGTATCTCCTCTATTCGAGGCTGGTAATGTATTCATCAAAGAGGAACATTATGAGCTTGTCGATGAGGCTACAGACTTCCCGAACTCGGATCATGATGATGAGGTCGACTGTATGACTCAGATCTTGAATAAAATGAGGGACATAGTAGCCGTGATCCGTATCGTAGATCCGGAGAGATACAATGAGGATGACCAAGCGGACGAAGTGCTTAGTTATCTCGGATAGGAGGAGTTATGGACACTCTGATCGTTGTTATAGGAATGAGCATAGCATTCACACTAGGATCATGGGTAGGTAGCGGAATGCGCCCTATCTTTGGTCATCGAGAGAAGTCACAAGGCAAGGTAGCGACTGTGTCGACTCTTACAGAACAGGAACTCAAAGATGAACAGATCAAACTCGACATAGAGAGAGATCAACTCCGAAAAGAGTCCGAACGCCTGAGACAACTCGCTATCGCTATGGACTGGAACGGGGAGATGAGTGAGGACAAAGAATGAACATAAACAAGACTCCTGAGACGATATGGCCTGAGTATGAGAATGGGGTCTCCTACAAAGAGACGATCAGGCTCTATGACACAGTCAAAAAGAATCAGAACTTCTACAATGGGAAACAGTGGGAGGGAGTGAATGCTCCTGACATTGAGAAACCGGTCGTCAATATCTGTAAGCAATGGGTAGACTACGCCGTATCGATGCTCGTCTCTGATGACATCGGTGTCCGGGTAAAACTACCTGATGATCTTACGGATGACACTAAGAAGGCACTCGAGTATGTCATCAATGGAGCGATCCTAGATGTCATCGAGGTCACAAAGTTTAGATCCAAGACCCGCAAGTTTCTTAAGAACTGTGCGATCGATGGGGATGCCCTGTACCATTGGTGGTTTGATACCACTAAGAGAACGGCTGGGAAGTACAAAGGACAGGTCAACCTTGAGATCCTCAAGAGTACAAATGTCATCTTTGGAGATCCGTCCACTCCGGTAGTCGAGGATCAACCGTACATCATCGTTATCTCCAAGCTCCCTACAGACTCAGTAAAGGACATGGCGAAGGGAAACGACTCGGATGAAGTAGTAGACGACACGAAGGAATATAATCAGAGGGAGAGTGATGCCAAGTCTGTAGCGAAGTATACGACTGTGCTCACGAAGTTCTGGAAAGAGGACGGCATTGTCTACTTCATGAAGTCTACTCAGAAGGTCATCCTTACACCGGCTACCTCTACTCGGACTCGGATATTCCCGATCGTCCACATGGGGTGGAAAGAGGAGGACAGTTCGTATCACGGTATCAGTCCACTGACTGAGATCATCCCGAATCAGATCATGATAAACAAGTTTTACATGATGCAAAACGAATTCAATAAAAAGATGTCCTTCCCTAAGATCCTGTACGATATGAATAAGATCGATCACTGGTCAAACAAAGTCGAGGCTCTCGGAGTCAACGGAGATCCTAGGGATGCCGTAGCGGTGTCTACTCCTACGATGAATGCAAACCCACAACTCGCTCAGGGGAACAAAGATCTCCTCGAGATGACAAAGTCTACCCTAGGGGTATACGATGTCTCACTCGGGAATGTCCGACCGGAGAACACCTCAGCGATCATTGCCCTTCAAAAGACGGCTGCTCAGCCTCTCGAGATGCAAAAGCTCGACTATTATCAGGTGGTAGAGGACAGTGTCCACATCATTATGGACATCATGGCTGCCAACTACGGAGTCCGTCCTACCTCATACGAAACTGACACGATCGAGAAGGGATCTCTGAAGTTCGACTTCGCGGATCTCATCAATACGGACATCATTGTCTCTGTCGATGTAGGCTCGGCTGCCTATTGGGCTGAGATCACTCAGATTCAGACTCTCGACAATATGTACAAGGCTCAGATCATACCTGATCCGATCACTTATCTCGAACAGTTGCCGGCGGGAATCTTGCCGAATAAGAATGCGATCATCGATGCAAACAGGAAGGCCCAACAGGCTCAACAGATGGCTCTGATGGCCCAACAGGGGATAGCCCCACAGAGTGGTCAACCTAGTCCGTCTCAGATGCCTACGAACATCAGTCAACCTCAGATGGCCGGAGGAAGTATATCCGGTATACTCGCTAAAAATAAGTCAAAAGTTGTGGTATAATCTGAATAGATATGAACAGAGGGGGGAGCAATTCCCCCTTTGCCGTACAGTCCCCAACCATAGGGACAAGAGGAGATCAAATGGAAGGTCAAACCAACCCGACATTAGATGCGAATAGAAGTGTAGAGACTACGCCTACCCCTGTGGCTCAGGTAGAGCCTAAGTCAGCCGACATAGTATTCTCCCCGGAGGACTTCGTAGACACGCCCGATCAGAACGATGAGGATGATGTAGACGACACCGGAGACAATGATGACGGGGACGAGCAAACACAACCAAAACAAACGAGTAGTATCAAGGTCAAGTTTAATGGCAAAGAGGAGATCCTCCCCATTGAAAAGGCTGTCGAGTACGCTCAAAAGGGAATGAATTATGACCACGTTGCTCAAGAGCGTGATGCCCTAAAGAATTCTCCTGAGATGATGATCCTGAAAGAATTGGCTGAGGAATCAGGTTTACCTGATGCAAAGACCTTTGTCGAGACTCTCCGGAACAACACTCTACAGGCTAAGAAGGACGCTAGGACACAAGAGCTCATGGACAATGGATACGATCGAAAACAAGCCGAGTATGTCGCTGATCTAGAGATCAAGGCTAAGATGGCCGAGAAGGGGCAAACACCTCCTCCGGCTAAGAGCGTTGACAAGACTGACGACTTCAAGGAATTGCTCGAGGCGTATCCTGAGGCTAGGAAGTATCCCGACTTTGACTCCTATCCACCTGAGGTAAAGGACGCTATTCTGAAGGGCGAAAAGCCTGTCGTAGCGTACTCTAAATTCCTCGCACAAAAAGCCGAGACTGACGCTCAGATCGCTAGACAGAACGAATTGTCGAAAGCGAGTGATACAGGCTCTCTCGGAACTAAAGAAACAGGAGAAAAGAAGGACGACTTCCTATCCGGACTGTTCGGGTAATACCGACAAGAAAGGATAAATCATGGCTATCAACCTAGCAAAAAAATATGCATCTAGCATCCTTACCAAATGGCAAGCGGAATCTTACATCTTTGGTAAAGTTGCTGCCGGGTACGACTTCGCCGGTGTGAGATCGATCACGGTCTACACTCCGACAACCGTTGCCTTGTCTACCTATAGTCGCACTGCGACATCCAACCGTTTCGGCACTCCGGCTGAAATGCAAGACACCATTCAGGAAATGCCCCTGACTCAGGACAAATCTTTCTCCCTGACCATTGACAAAGGGAACAACGCAGATCAGATGAATACCAAGGGGGCTGGGGCAATGCTCAACCTTCAGATCAAAGAACAGATGGTCCCGTTCAAAGACAAGTATGCGATGCTCCGTTATGTTCAGTACGCCGGCAAAACTGTCGCCATCACTGCACCTTCCGTCTCTAACATCGTAGCCTCTGTCGCTGCCGGTCTTACCCAAATGGATAATGACATGGTCCCGGACGACAACCGATTCATCTATATCGGTGCTACTGTCTACGACTACCTCAGACGCTCGACTGAAGTGTTCAACACTCCGTCTCTGTCGGCTCAGGTCTTAGGTCGTGGGATCGTGGGTACGTTCATGGGTGCAACCATCGTCAAGATGCCTGACTCCTACTTGCCTTTGGGAGTTTCGTTCGCCATCATCCACCGTGACTCCGTCATCTATCCTAGCAAACTCAAGACTCTCAGACTCTTGACCGAAGTCGCCGGCATCGATGGTGCTGTCCTCGAAGGTCGTGAATACTTCGATGCTTTCGTCTTAGGACAGAAGGCTGTCGGGGTTTATGTAGGGTATGTGGCTGCCACTTTGACCAAGTACGCAACTCCGACTACGGCTTATGCCGGATCCGGTGCTACCGTCACGATCACAAATGCATCCGTCCCTACAGGATCTACCATCTACTACACCGTAGACGGATCTGATCCGAGATACAGTGGCACAGTGGCGACAACTTCGTCTCTGACCGGTATCTCTT